GTGATACGAACGATACGTGGGTAAGTGCCCCAATCGGTGCTTAGATTTGTTATACTCATTTTCCAATTCTCCTAAGTTTAAAAGATTTTCGAAATCTTTCTTCGACGTAATCTATCAAGATCATCCATGCCTAGAAATCCTTCTTTTTCAAGTTTAGGAGATGTATCTAGGTATTGATTATTTCTCGAACGTTCCGCAACATCAATATCATTATCATAATTCGTTCGTATTTTATTTTCACGATCGGTATGACGTTCATTTTGAAAAGTTATCTTTTCTTCTTTCGGTTTATTTGGGGGATAGTAAAATTTACTATCTTTTCCTATAGCCATAAATGCTCCTATTTCTTTTTGAAACCCTTTAAAGTTTCAGCTAATCGAGCCTCTTTACCCAATTTCCCTGGGGCTTTCTCAGCTTTTACAAGTTTCTTTTCGGGAATTTTTTCCCTTCAGGAACTTTTAATGCTTTATGCAATGCACCAGGTTTTTTAATTGCACCAGAAATCCATTTTTCTGCCATTACATGCAGTCCTTCTTTTTAGATTTTTCATCTTTTGGCATTTCTTTTTTATGCTCTTTTTTCATTTCTTTTTTATGTTCGCGTTTATGCTCTTCTTTCATCGTTTCACGTTTCATAATAATATCCTTATTTAGATTTAGAACTCTTTTTAGCTTCTTTTTGAACAGAATATCCAATTGCTACTGCTTGCCTAGGTTTTTTTCCAGCGGCAATTTCTATCTCTATATTCTTTTCTCTAGCCTTTTTGCTTGGGCTTTTAATCAACGGCATTTGTTTCCCCTTGAGCTTTCCATTGAGCAACTATTTCATCTTCTTTTCCAATCTCATGCGGATGAAGAAAGATACCACCATCTTTTAAGCTTTCATCTTTATGATATTTCCAACCAATGCCAGCGTACGTACGTCTTATATTATGATTATACGACGTTTGAATCCAATTTTCTTTAGGGCCTAAGCCTTCGTGCTCAGCGTCGATAAAATCTTGCTCAGCAACAATAACTCTTTTAACAATGCCATTTTCATCGATTTCAGCAAAATGCGACATAAACCACCTTATGAAGGATATGATATTGGGTAAGCAATTATGACTATTCCTGAGCCGCCTGCTGCGCCCGCATGAGCCGATGCAACCGCGCCACCTGCACCGCCACCGCCGCCACCTGTGTTTACAACCCCTGCATTTCCCGCTGCGCCTGTAGCGCCACCAGCGCCGCCGTTACTGCTTGCCCCGCTGCCCGGTGTTCCTGCAACGTAAGCGCCTCCCCCACCACCACCACCATAGGTTGTGCCGTTCAATACGCCTGGCCCAACTGCGCCAACACCGCCATTTGCACCGCTGACTGTTGTTGAGGCCGAACCATAATTTCCGCTTGTTCCGCCCCCGCCACCGCCGCCAGTTGATGAGGCTGGTCCACCAAAGCCGCCTTGATTTGAATATATCGCGGTAACATTATTGGCAAGATTGGCGCCTCCACCTCCACTTGCTAGTGGAGTTGCACCGGTTCCATAGGCATTTCCGCCACCACCACCATAGGCTGTAAAGGCACCAACGCTACTATTATTTCCTATAGCTCCGGCTGCTCCAGTATTTGCGCCACCTCCGCCGCCAGCACCAATAATAATCGTATAGGTCCTATTTGGTCCTAATACAAATGCTCCAGTTAAGCCATTGTATGGACCCCCTAAAAGCCCACCTGAACCACCGCCGCCACCACTCGCAGTTGCAGCAGATGAGCCGCCACCGCCGCCACCACCTCCCAGGACAATCATGGTAATATTAACCGGCATATTGCTTGAGCTTCCACCGCTATCAGCTCCCCATTGCGCATCAGCATAATCATCTAGGCTAGCTATTCCATACGGACCTTGTGGAACATAAGTAAATGTTCCTGAAGTAGTAAATGTATGAATTCTCCAAGTTATGCCTGAAACAGTTGACGTGGTTATCGTTCCACCTGTTGCATAAAGCGTATAAGGCTGGCATATCGCACCAATAAAACCAGCGTTATTTCTCATGAAACCACATCCCAAAAGCAGTTGGCTACTAATTCGCTTCCCGTGCTACAAGTAAATCCAAGGCTTGTATTTTCAAGCATATAAACTGGATCGTCTCTATTTATAATTACAATTGTTGCATTTGGAGGCACGCTGACAGTAGATGCAATAGCATAAGCCGTACCCCCCAATGTAGCCGCACTGTAATAATTAACTGTTACAGAATAAGCGGTAGTGGTATTGGTATTTGCAATAAATAATGAATAAACAATGCATGTTGTTGCGCTAGCAGCAGCATTAGTTACCAATTGTGTAGCATTTGTATTTACAGGTGCACTTTGTATTGATGACGGCGTTACCGTTGTAAGTGAAAGTAGATTAGGAGCTGCCATAATTTATCGTCCCCATACCCATGTGTAACCCCAAATTTGAGGTGCTAAGTTTTTTGTAGCTATTGTTATAGCGCCAGCCGCATTAGTAATAACCATATTTGTACTAGCGGTTAATGTTGCCGCCGACGGATTATTACCCGCATTACCAATTATTAATTGACCATTGGCAGTAAGTTCGGGTGTATTTGTTGAATTATTTGTAGCCAAAATAAAATACTCCTATTAACTATAGGCCAAATTGCCGACAGAACTATAAACCACCCATGTTGTGTTTGCTATAACACAAACGATAAAAATAGTGTCGTATTGATTTGTGCTTGCTATACTAGTCGTGGAATTCACATTTCCAAATCTTGTATTGCCGCCTACCGCCTGAGCTAATGTCCAACCGCCTGCGCCATTTCAAACAATGCCAATAACGCTTCCGACAGCGGCGACGGTAGGTAAAGTTACGGTAACCGCTGATGCATCGGTGATTATATATGCGCTGCCTACAGCGGCTGTTACCGTGCCTGTTGACTGCGCAACCCAAGTTATACCTGCGCCACTACCAGATATCGCGATAGCACCTGTGGTTGATGTCACAGTAACGCCGCCTGAGCCTGTTATACTTGCTGCAGCCGGGTCACTAGCTGTAGTTCCAATTAAAATTTGACCCGCAGACAAAACCGTTGATGTTACAGCGCTTGTTCCTTCCCCAATAATAATCCCGTGAGCAGCAGGTCCTGTTGTAGCGGCTGAATATAGAGGGAATGGGGCATTTACCGAGTTATTATAGGTCGTCAATTTAAATACTCCTTAGAGTTATATTTATATTCTTAAACATAGGTTAAATTCCCCATGCAACTTAATACTTGAAACAATGGAACAGGCGTTGCTAAATAACAAATCAATTCCAATGTATCGCCAACTGAATTTGATGTTATTCCAGTTGAAACTATGTCATTACCAAAATTAATAGTTTGGCCTAAATTTGTAAGAACTGAAAAATTACCTTTTAAATTGGATATTCTAATAACATCCCCTATATTAGCAACTGTCGGCAATGTCATATGTAATGTAATTACGCTGAATGTGAAATAACCTTGATTAACACCCATGTTCGTATTAGATGTGGCTGTTGTCCAATTAAATAATGGTCCTGATTCTATTTCGAATCCAGAACTTGTGTAGAAATAACCGGACGTCGTTGTATCTGCCACAAAACAGGCTAAAATTATATTTCCTGAGCTTGACGGCATTGTTGATGTTAAATTTCCAGCGCTTGAAGGTGAAACATAATACTGAGTTCCTGGAATATATGTTATTGGTATTCCCGATACCCAGCCAGTTTGTGTTACATAAAAACTATTTACGTCAACAACGATGGAAACCATCATAGAACCTTGGCAATCTGCTAAATTATCGGCTTTACTTAGAACTAATTCTGTTCCATTTGATACCACTATTTGGCCGACAGTAAAACCATGAGCAAGCTGAAATACCAGCTTTGTTAAGCTGTCTGTGCTCATTGACCGTGCTGAATATGCCATAATTAATTTCTATCCTAATGACAAATAAAATAATGGAACGCCGGCGGGATCAGAAACACTAATGCCGCCCGTCACTGGAAATGCTGTAAATGTTGGATCGTAAGCATATGGAGCGAAAGCACCAATAGTGTGTAAATTGACTAATGATGGATTAAATGCTGGGAAAAAATCGTTTCCTGATGCAAACCCTGTTTGTAAATCTTGCCCTTGGGGTACACCTGATATTTGCAATGAACTTGATGTGCCTTGAAAACATACATAATAAACTTGTCCGCCTACCAATTGAAATTGAGTAGGATATACATATTTTACAAATGTTTCACTTAGTGCTGAAGGTGTGGCAATATTTCCTGTCAAAGATAAAGGAATATATATATTTGTATTAATAGATAAAATTCCAAAACAAACGCTACTTGCATCAACACCTGTTACTAAATAAAAACCAACTTCGGATACCATTGCCGTATTATGACAAAAAAATGCCATTAAATTCATATTTCCAGCGGTATAGGAATACGTTCCCAATGTCGCTGAATTTCCTTGAGTGTGACCTATATCGGTGCAAGCATAATAAAATTTTTGTCCATATCCATAATAAGGAAATGGATATGCACTAAATGTTTGAGCATTACCGACACCTTTTGAAGTTAAGACTGTTCCTATTGTACCGGTTGGTATTTGAATAGGTCTTTGTGGCTCAATATATCCAGCATTAGTTCCAGTTGTATTCCATATTTGCTCTGATATGTAAATCGGTTTGCTTGGCAATCCATTTAATAAGGGATTTGTTGCATTTAAAGCCCCTGCAACTGTCGTTGATAAATAGTAAACCGTCGATGCTACAAGAGGGTTTCCGCCGTCATCAACACTAAATGGCCCAGTATTTGCACCCGGCGAATTGGTATAATAACCTTCAGTTTGTAATACAAATTGATTGCTTGGCGTTCCTGGAATTACATCAATGACAACGCCCACTGCTTGCGAATGGGCTAATGTATCCGCTTGCGCAGGTACGTAATCAATGCTTCCATTTAGTCGAACTATTTGACCTGCGGTTAATCCATGTCCAGGCTGAGTAATAAGAACCACATTTGGATTTGGGAATGATTCTGGTAATGGTCTTTGAGGCAAAATATAACCATTATCTAAACCTTGGGGAAACATTGTTGTTTGTTCAGAGATATATAATGGTTTGCTTATTAAGCCTGTTAAACCTGGATCGATACTTGTTATGTAGCCAGCTCTTGTTCCCGATAAATAATAAACATTCGATGAAACAATTGGTGCAAATTGATCGTCTTGCGTTACTGAACCTGTATTATATCCTGAAAATTGCAGGACAAATTGACTTCCAGCAACTAAAATTTCTACGACTACGCCTACGCATTGAGCATTTGCTAAAGTCGTTGCTTCAGCTAAGGTATAAGATACTGGTCCAGTAGCATCATCCGTATTTACTCGAATCCAATCTCCAACAACAAATGTATTTCCTGCTTGTGTTATCGTTACGAAATTAGCATCTGTATTAGGACCGACTGGTGCTTCTCCACCTACAATTAAAGGTCTGTAGGGTAAAACCCAACCGCCCCCAGTAGTATCAGGCAGGAAAAGCGGACGTGTGATCTGACCGTTTTGGGTCGCGTCTTGAGCTATCATGCCCCCAGGTACGGCCGGGTTAAGAAAGTAAACTTGTCCAATACCAAGAGGTAAGTAAGCATTAAATACGTTTTGACCAGGCGTTATATACCCTGCTTGTTGTAGCGTAAATTCTGTTGGCGTTGCAGCAATAACAACACCTACAGCTTCACCGTCTTGCGCGTCATTCGCCTCTGCAAGTTGGTACGTTCCTGTGTCATCTACACGTAGCCATTGACCAGGCACAAAACCATTAGCCTGGGTAATTGTAGTGGTTACGCCTGCGCCGCCACCGCCTCCAGGACCAATGGAATTAGCCCCACCTGTTAACCCAACAACAGATTGAACAGGCTGCGGTACAAACTGGCTAAACTTACGTGTAAAAATAATAGTCATTGCTTTTCCCTGAGCTTAAGTCAATTGCATGAGGCGCATACCAACATACGCAGTGACATCGGGTGTTATAAAATGTACCACATCTCCGCCATTAAAGTAACGCTGTGTACGGTCACAACCAGGTCTAAATTCACTATATATTTGCGTGCCTACTGTTCCGCCACCTGGGATAACCGGTACGGCGTTTCTTGCTACAAAAACATTAGACGTAGCTGTATAGGTAAAACGCGCGCTATATTGAACTGTAGAAGCCCCTGGTATGGTAAATGTCAATTCTGCATTAGCTGCTAAAGCAACCTGTATGCAAATATCTGACCAAGGACAGGTCAAATCGTAATTACTGTTATAAAGAATAGCCATGATTCTAACTCCTAATTTCTATTAATAACCAAGCCGAGCATCAACGACGTAATGATATGTCACATGTCCAGCCCCACCATTGGTTCCACCTGATTGATACGTTCCACCAGTAAACCCCGTTTCATTGGGCGTAAAGCTTGCACCAACATTACTGATATTTGCATTCCAATATGTTGCTAATACTGTAGCAGTTGGCCCTACTATAGCGTTAGGCAATGCTTTGCAATAAGCATCGACTTTTCCTGCGCCACCCGCGCCCGATGTAGACGGTGAATATACTTTTACAACGGGCGTAGCAATATTTTTAAGGGTTCTGTAGTTGAGAGTGAAAGCACTTGCAATAAATACTGAATTTCCATCACTCACACTCAATCCGCATGCGCCGACTTGCTGATTTAATTTTGTTATAGTTGCAACAGCATTAGTTGCGCCACCAATTGGATAGCTCGTTTCATAGTATTGCTGGCAATCGGTTAAAACCTGCTGATAGCTTTCAGGGGCTGGTCTAGTGGGGACAAAACCCGCCTGAAGACTAACAGCATTAAATGTGATGTTATCAGTATTTGTAGGCAATGCACCAAAGCTTACAACAATCGCAAAATAAGTAGCGGTCGATATCGTGCTTGTAACAGCCTGCCAGTTGTTTAAAAAGAATTCGTCGTATGTACTTGCTGCGCCTGATGTTTTAACTTGCTGCAAACCTAACAGACCATGAGGTATTTGTGTCCATGTACCAGCCGTTGGAGCATTAGTTGTTAAAACGCTACCATCAGCGTTCAAGGTAGCAACGATAGAAAGATTTGAACCCATAGATGGCAAGCCTGTGCCTGACGTATACCATAAACTTACCGTTACAGGAATAATGGCAGTTGAGGATATTTGTAGATAAACACACAAAGGGTTTTCAAGAAGATTAACAACTTCATCCCCGCTCAAATATTGAATTATAGCGCCTGATGTTCCGCCTACGCTTGCATTTATTTTTAACGAGCCATCAGCGGTCCTTATGTAATTAAGTCCACTATTTGTATTTTGGAATACAATCGTTTGGTCCCAAACGTAATTAGATTTATTAGCGCCTGTTGAAAAAGCTGGTACAGTTGAGCCAAATTGCGCTGGGTTTAAAGCAAAATCCCATCCCACTAAATAGCTTGGAATAGGTTTTGTAGCTAATTGAGGAGCATAATAATGAAACAAATGATCGAGCTGTCTATTTATCGTATCTTGCTCATACGCATACGCTTGTGGCTCATTTCCTATAGCTACCTGGATGCTCGTTAGATATAAATCGGCAGTATCGGGTAGTGCAATTTTATAATCGATATAAGCTGCAGGTGGGATATTCGGGTTAGTAAATGGCGTAATTAATGCAAAACCCGTCAGCTCTGTAAATGCATTTGTCAGCAATCCGTTGAATAATATGCCCATCGGTTGGCCATTAGAAGCAACTAAAGTAGCTGCAATAGGTTGCTGTGGGCCTAATATAAGACCGGTTATAGAGGTTGAAACATATTTATTCTGCCAGTTTTGACCATTTTCATAGAAACGCTGCCTTAAAACAGGCTGTGTGTTCCAAGGTCCCGAAATATTAAGCAAAAGCGCATAAGGCGCATTTGTAGGGCTTGTAGGGGTTGGAGCAGTCGTAACCAAAGGAACCTGCGTTAAAGTCACAGATCCCGCGCCATTTAAATCCAAATACCAATCAGGTGCGATATTAATTGTCGTAGCGCCTGCAAGGCCGCTTATTATTAAATTCGGTGTCGTCCAATTAACAATAGAAAACTGAGGGTTGCTGATTTGATTCTCTGTGACAGCGCCTTCAGCTTCGCTCGGGACAAATCCTGTGCCATTAGGAATATAGTTTTCTACAAGATAAATTAAAGGGTCGGCCTGTGTAGGCGGCCCGAGCCCTACATGCTGGCGAAATTCTAATCGGTAAACTAAGGTATCATCGAAAAATAAGTTAACAGGGAGCGTGCCGTTAGCCAAGAATTGCACTGGTTCGCCATATGGTATCAAACCATTGATATCTGTATAAACAGCCTGAGGAATATAAGGAATAGTGTTAGTTAGTGTCCACATCCAATATGTATCATCAAATGGGAGGCCAACGAGATTAACGAAGTACCAAACGGGGTTCGATCCTCTAACAAAATTCGTATTTAAAGTCATCGCTCAACTTTTCCTTGCATTTTTCCGTTCAACTAATTTACAATTTAACTTTAATTAGTAAGAGAGAACTCTAACATGTATATACTCTATTCGCTTCTCATTCTTTTTGCCATCATATTTCGTTCATATATTTTGAACTTTATAGGATGGTCTCTTATTTATATTTTGCTTATCCCAGGTTATTTAATGTCAAAAATAAATACTAATAAGGCTCATTAATACACATCAAAATTCTCAGTTTCCATAAATGGCTCCTTTCCTGCGTTAGCCGCTAACAATCCTCTCATGATATTATCTGGTGTTTTTGCAGGTGGAAGAGGCTGATTATTTAACATTTTTTCAACAAAATTTTTCCGTGTTGCAGGATTTGTTAAAAGATGATTTAAATATCTAGAGCCGATTTGAGGTCCTAACGCGTAGGCTGCGGCCATTGGTAAATTGCCATGACTGGCTGCACCTGCCACAGCGGCTCCTTGTGCAAGTAACATTCCTGGAGCTCCCAATGTCGCGCCTGTTTTAGGATTTGCCATTCTGCTCAAAGCATGTTCATTCATTCCACGTAATCGACCATAATCTAGCAATTGCTGTCTAAAAACTGGATCTGGGAATAAAGCTTCAAATTGTCTTGGACCCAAATCGTTTATAGCGCGTGCAAATTGCTTTGGATTTAATGTGCCTTCTTTATCAATAGCATTACGTAACCAAGCATTCCCTAAAATATTGCGTTGTTCAGGCGGCAAAACATTTTGAATCTTTTCAATTCTTGAGAATTTATCGCCTTTTTTTCCTGGTTTTATAATATCATTTATAATCGTTTCATTTTCTATTGCGGGTTGTGTAAGTTTATAAACATCATTATCTAAAAATTGAGAAAAATTCTCTGCATAATTTTTCGTCGCTGTATTAAACATATTCTGCAATTCTGGAGATCCATATTCGAGCAGGCTATTTCTTAAATCGGCATTCGCTCTGCTAGCTAAATCTAGATAAAGCCTTCCAAGCGCCCTGTCATGCGCCGTAGTCGCTTTATTTAGCAGTTGCGTTCCTTCATCATGTAACGCATTAGAAACAACATTGACATCTAATATTGAAGGCCGTTCGCCAGCGGCCTGGGAAAGACCAGCTAATTTTTCAAAATTATTCCTGAATTTTGTGTCATATTTTAAAAAAGGACTATCAGCAATATTCTGCATTTGTTCTTGCGCCCTTTCAGTAAAGGACGTCATAATAGGTGAAAAACCTTCTTGAATAGCCAATTCATCAACAGGGCGATATAAATCGTTTTTTATATTTCTTTGGTTTTCGAAAGCTTCTTCTAAAATGTTTTTTACTTGAGCATTTCGTTCACCAGGTGCTAATCCTTGTCCAGTTTCATCAAGTAAACCTTGAGCTCGGTTTTCAACTTGCTGAGCTTGCCTAGCCAATAATTCATCAGCACCACTTAATGGATATTTCGTGGTCATATTTTCAAACAATTGTTTCAAACTAGGAGATCCAACTATATCTCCTAAACCTGTTTCGGTCCCTTCGGTCGCTCGTAAATTAGTTTGTATTTCTTCGGGTGACAAATTACCTCTAAACATTCTTGTTGGTGCCAATTGTCTAGCAGCCATGGCACCCGTAATTGGGAGCTCTATGGCAGGGACAGATAACGCTGCTTTAATTGGATCTTCATTTTGTCCAATCGCATGTAGCGCTTGAGTTCCACTTCTTGCTCCTAAACGTGATACCCGACCAAGCGCCCCTAATTCTCCCCCTGCAATATAAGGTGCTGCAGAGGCTAAACCTTGGATTAAGGCATCACCGGGCATTTCACCCTCAAGCCCCACTAATCTTGCAAAGTCAGGATTTTGTGACATTATTGACTCTGGTAGCCTAAAACTAGGAGCTTGCTGTGAAACAATTTCCTTTTGTACTAGATAATCTCTAATATTGCCAGGCGTACTCGCTAATCCATGAGTGCCTTTTCCTAAACCAATTAATAAATTTCTTGGTATTCTTTCATAATTTTTTACGGCTCCAGATGCTTCCCCGGGCAGGTGACTTAAAGCTTCTACAAATTCAGGCAAAAATTCTTGACCCGACTGATAAATATCGTTTCTAATTCCTAGCCAACCAACATTTTTATTAGATGGTTTCTCATTGTTTTTCCAAATTTTTTCTTTATTAGGATTTACCCATGTCTTGGTCATAATATGGTGCCTTCCAATTTAATAAAGGCTTCTTTATCCCTAGGATATACCGAAACCTCTTCACCCTCTTTTGTTCTTCCTCTTAATTTTCGTGAACGAATTTTTTTGTTTTCTAAAAGATTTAAATTATAATCTTCTCTTTCTTGAAGTTCTTCTCTTACACCTTTCATTCTTTTTTTATAATTTGACCGAAGCTCTGTTCGGCCAATTTTTAAAGTATGGTGCATTTTATCAATACTAGCTTGAGTTTGAGGAAGATCTCTTGCTTTAACTAAAGCGTCCGCTACAGTAAAGGTTAACGCGTCATAAGCCTCATCAGCAGTTGTCCCAAACAAAGTATATGTTTGCGGAGTCATATTAATAAGCATGTCCATCTCTGGAATAACTTTTTGTAATGATGCAGTTTCTTCCTGCAATTTACTAACCGTAGAAGGCGATAATGTCGTTTTCTCAATATCAGCTTCGGCTTCTTTTTTTGCTATGTGCTCTCTTAGTTCTCTAGCGCCTTTTTGCTCTCTTGTTTCCGCGATAGGATTATAGCCGCCTGTCAGTGCTTTTATAAACTCACCTAGAGCTTCATTGTTTACAGGCTGTTCTTGCCCTTGAGGCGCTGTTTGACCAGGTTGGGGCATTCCTTGGCCAGGTTGGGGCATTCCTTGGCCAGGTTGAGGAATATTTTGCCCTTGAGTAAATGCTCTTACTATTTCTAGTTTTGCTCTAGCTTGAGCCACTGGATTCATCTCATGTTGCGTCTTTTGGATTTCCACTCTACGTTGAGAAATTTGTGACATCAAATTTTGAAGTTCTAAAGGATGCTGTTCAGCCATTCGTTGATAATTCGATATCAAATGCGGATGAATTTCTGCTAACCGCTGTTCTTGTTGCTGTTGTAATGCATAATCATGTAGGTGCTTTTGCCATTCTTGAGCAGCCTGGGCTTGCTGTTGCGCAAGCTGAGCTTGTCCAGCTTTAGAACGCAACAGGCCTTCCATGATATTTTCGCCTCGTCCTATTGATTCGCCCAGTGGTTCTGGCAGAGGTAACCAAGCCATCAATAATTCCCTCCAAACATTGGACTACGGCCTGGCATAATAGGAGGTGTTGCTCCAGGCGTCTGTGATTGACCGCCATAGGTATTCCAGCCTTTCATCGCATTATAGTCAGCAATGCCCTTTCCAGCCGTTCTCAATAGATTTGCAAACATAGATGGCCCAGCCGAACTTTGTCCATAGGCGGATTGTCCAGCCATTTGGCCCATGTTATTAGCATTTTGACTTAATTGGCCGGCTGCATTAGCACCTTGACCATAAATATTTTGAGATAATGTAGCACCATGCAGATATTGATTAATTAGGTTTTGGATATAATTTTCACGGTCTGCAGCGCCGATTCGTGATGTTTCAGCTTGAATGCCGCGCATTGCAGGGCTAGAGCCAAATAGGCCCATAGAGCTTGCAGCGTCTAAACCATGCTGGGCTGCATCTGCTTGAGCATATTGAGCATTCGGACTTGTTTCGTAGGATTGAGCAAAACGACCATATAAATTTTCAGGGTTAAGCAAATTTTGCATTGCGCCTTGGACATTGCCATAGGCTTGCTGCCCTTGCTGATGATATGGCTGCAAATAGTTTTGACCTTGCTGAAAATAGCGCTCAGCTTCTTGACCAGCTTTTTTATAAGCGTTGCCTGGATTCATCAGTTTTGTAATCAATCCAGAGCCGGCTGTCGCAAGAAGAGACATAGTAATTGGATCCACACATCCTCCTAAGGATAAGCCGCCGTTGTAAATTGTACTAACGCATTATTTGCCACACCAACAAAAACATTTGTGGTTGTAGCGTAAAATAACTGCCCATTAACCAAGCTTCCCGCTGCTAGCATAGCTACTAATTCAGCTTGCGTAAATGATGGAACAGTTAGCATATTAAAAGCATTTTCTACTGTAACAAAATCTTCATTGACGGTATCTACCATGTTAGATACCCAAGAATTAAAAGAAAATGAAAAATCATCATCTTCTAATGGAACACCGTCTATTCTATCTAAAAATACTAAGCTCAATTTGCTCCCCCACTTGAGCGCCTTTTATCCATTACGGCGCCTAGAATAACAATAGGTGCTGAGCTAACGCATACTAATCTGTAAGTTCTATTTCTAGATGGGCCAAGTTCATACCAACGCATTCTCCAGCGATATTGACCAAGCTGAGAGAATTCACGATTATCAGCATAAGTATAGGTCATGCCGCCATCATCACTATAATATAAGCCGATATTAGGCTTGAATAATCCAAAATAAATATTGTCATCAAAGCCTGGCGTATTGCCTTCTTCAAGGATTAAAAATACAGGTGTATTTAGGGGAGATGCGTCTTCAGTGATAACGAAAATTGGGTCGCCATTAGGGGCCGCATCTTCAGTGATAATAAATGTTGCATTAGCAAATGGCGCTTGGAAATTATAGAAATCTTTAAACCCAAATACGAAATCTATCTCAATATAATCAGTTAGGAATTCTGAATAGTCTTGTTCGTATATTTGAGGTGTAACAAGCTCATAACGCATCGGATATTTTGAGAATGCATTGGGATCGCTAGGAGCCGGTTGAGGTATAGTAGCCGTAGCTAATGTCCTGTTTTCATTGTAATAGATATTACCTGCCATCTCATAGAGAGCGCCATCGCCTTGGACGGTCACAAGATGAGTATTATTAAAAAAGGTATGTTTTTCTATACGATTTCTTTCGCCATTGAGCTCTATCACTCTAGCCCAAGTTTTAGTAGAAAAGTTATATTCTAATGCATTTGCGCTAGTATCGACGAGTTGGCCTGGAGGTCTATAATTTGGGTCTACATCTAAAACACCATAACCGATAAAAGGTCCAGCAGAAACTCTGTAAAATATAGTGTTTTCATACTGATATAAAAAACCATTTGAGTCAGATAAGATAAATGCGCTTTCATATTCAACAGAGGTAGAGTTTTGCAATAAAACATTGATTGCCTGCGTGGAAATATCCTCAGGTTGCTGACCATTCGAGCTCATAAAAGTTACAAGGCCAGAGGTGTTTTTAGCAAGCCAAACCATACGACCAAAATCAATATCAAGTGAAAATGGGTCGGCCATTCCATAATCCCAGTTATATGAACTATTTAATTTCCAGGGGAATGCAGTTGAAGTCGAGCCAACAGTTAATACGCTTGGAATATTTGACCAAATATCAGTAGTAAAATCATTAAAAATATAAAGCTGGTTATGCAGTACGCCCATTTGACGAATAATGCCTGTTGCCCGATTGATTAATGGAGCCGGAGGGCTGCCTATGCTAAATAAAGTAGAAGGTGTTATTCCAGCCACATTATTATTTGATAGATAAAAATCAGGGGTACTTTCATTACTTACGACAAACCTGTTTCCATAAGCTGCAACAAATAATGGATTTTGAGGGGCATTAGTATCTGTTACAAGCGCCATGGTAGTGCTAACAGAGCCATTATTGGTAGTTTCTGTTATTAAATACATAGATGTTTGAGCAGTAATTAAACAATAAACAGTTGTGCCGACGGGTAAAAAAGCAAACCAATTTTGGCTCTGAAAAGGTACATTACCTAAAATAATTTGATTATAATATTGGTCTATTTGAATTACTTGCGTTCCTACGATTATATAAACAAAATCGATAGATTTAAAAATTTGCGATGGCTCTTCATTAAAAACCAAAACATTTTGGCCAAAATATTCAATATGTTTACGCCCCATAGCTGGGTAAAGCGCCTGCCCTTTTTTAGTATCTGGAACTTGTATGCCATACCAATTAGCTAAATCAGCGCAGCCGAATTCTGTAAACCGCTGTTTATTATAGTAAGAAAAAATTGGAAGATTTTCTATTGCCATTATATTCCTGTCGCTTTATAACGCTTCAAGCTTCATTCATTAGATCCCAGCCATGACACGCCAGCTTCCGTTGAGTAAACTAGCCCTATCGCCGGTGATACTTAAATTCACTTCTGATGCGGCTTCCATATTATCTTTCATTTCACGATATTCAGCTTCTAGCGCTTCAGTCCATGCTGCAGCTCTACCTTTAAATAATGCAGTTTTCTTGGCTACCGCAAACATAAAATACAAAATATAATAATCAGGCAATGTTAATAACATGTCAGATGATGCGACATTTCCTAACTGGAATTTGCCTCTAACAAAAAACTGAAAAGGCTGGCTAGGCGCAGGATAAAGTCTTAAATCAGTTGTATCCACATTTTGAAAAGTGATGATAAATCGTGGAAGGCCCTGTAATGGGTCATACTTCCAGGCGGCTAAGTAGTTATCACGTGATTCATCTATCAAAGGATAAGTAACGCCTTCAAGAAGCAACCATGCGCTGTCCAAATTTGCCATCCTACCTAACGTTATATTAGGCACAGGCAGCACTGTTGAAGGCCCGCAGGTGACGATTGCTTGGCCCGTAGATAGTGGAAAAGTTGCTGTTTGCGCTATTGTGAGCATGAGACCGCTAGAGGCATAGTTGTTAAGTAATTGGTTAAGCACAGTTATCATCAAATTTTGGTCATCGCCATGCAAAGGCACAGTCGGATTTGATGCGTTTATTAAACGGTAACTTTGGAAGCAGAATTCTTGGACTGTCATTGTAGACATTATTTAGTCCCTTTCTTTTCCAGTTTTTCCTTTTGAGGAACATCTGAAATTTTAGGATACCAAAGACCTGAACTAATTTCCTTTTGGTATTCTTCCCACGAATTAACTAATAATTGCTTATTATCATAGCCATAGATGTAGGCACGAAAGCCTTGCTTAGGAACATATCGATCGTCATATTTAACCATATCGTCAGACATGCTTTCCCCTTAATGAGGCAGGGGCTATTCACCCCTGCTTCTAATTCCCCCGAATTCGAGGGAATTAAATTACGACATAATTCGAACTGCGAACTCTGGATTGATAGCAACGCCGCATAT